GTTGCATCAGGACATAAACGTTCTGAAAAGCAGGTGAGCCTATTTGAAAAGATTGGTCTGGCAGCAACTGCTCAGAAATATTGGTCAGATAATGGTGTTTCTGTAACTCTTTCATTTGATAAGGAAACAGAAAAGCAATTTGTTGCTCCAGCACTTAATCTTTATGAAGGTGAACTAAAGGCTGTTTCATTCCTTCCAATGGGTAATAAGACATACCCTCAACAGCCATATACAGAAATCTCACGAGAAGAGTATAATGCTTATGTTGGCACAATTGGCAAGATCGACTGGTCAGCAATTTATGACGGCAAGGATAATCTAGATGCAGAATCTGAAAAATACTGTTCGACAGACGCATGTGAGATTAAACTATATTAATGGTTTAACAGTGTCCATTTTTAGAGCAATATGGTATACTTATGGTTATGAATAATGGTATAAATCCTTTTGTAAACCCAAAAACTGGCGAACCAATTGTCAAAAATGTTCGTCGTCAGGTAATTGAAAAGAAATACAATTGGGGGCTTTATGTTTATAAAAAGTCCAATGGTAAGTGGTTTACAGACGGAGAAGGAAATGTTTTAAATATTCCCGCATCTCGTGGAGATATTTCTAAGATTGCAGAACTAAAACAAGCAGCTCAGTATTATGGTGACGATGGTCAAGGTGATGCAGTCTTTGTTCCAGGTCTTACAAGAATTACAGAAGAAGAGCACACAGAGCAAATGGATAGATTTAAGCAAGGACTTATTCCTTCCATGAATGACCTTGGCGCTATTCACGCTGCACAACAAACATTAAAGACTCATGGAAGGGATGCATACGAAAGTGAGTGATTTTGAATTTATTCAGGCTAGTTTAAATACACAACCAGAAAGAGAAAACTCCTTTGCATCGCATGATCCATTTAGCAAATCTTGGGATGACCTAAAATCTTTATCTGGAATAGATAATAATTTTAAGAGAAGAGCAGCAAGAAATTTAAATAAGAATGTTGCAACAGAAGATCCAAGATATTTAGATGCTGCTAATGCAACTCCATATGGACAAGACTCTGGATCAAAAGCTATTAATCCTGGAACGGTATATAGAAATGGATATGGTTTATTTGATGTTATAACTCCCCCTTATAACATGTATGAACTAGCAAACTTCTATGATACAAATTTTGCTAACCATGCTGCTATTGATGCAAAGGTAGAAAATGTTGTTGGTCTTGGATACCGTTTTGATATTACAGATAGAACAATGCTTAGCTTTGAGCTTGCAGATGATCAAGAAAAAGTTGGTCGTGCAAGAAATAGAATTGAAAGAGCAAAGATTGAATTGCGTGATTGGCTTGAATCACTAAATGATGATGATTCATTCACAACAATTATGGAAAAGGTCTACACAGATCTACAGGCGACTGGCAATGGGTTTATTGAGGTAGGACGTACAGTGTCTGGTGAAATAGGTTATATCGGTCATATACCAGCTACAACAGTGCGTGTACGCAGATTGCGTGATGGATACCTTCAAATTATTGGACAAAAGATTGTTTACTTCAGAAACTTTGGCGGTAAGAATCCAAATCCTGTAACAGCAGATCCACGACCTAATGAGATTATTCATTTAAAGCAATATTCTCCACTGAATACATTCTATGGAATTCCAGATATTCTTGCAGCAATGCCTTCTCTAATTGGAGATCAGCTTGCTTCTCAATACAATATTGACTACTTTGAGAATAAAGCAGTTCCAAGATATGTTATTACAGTAAAGGGTGCAAAGCTTTCCGCAGATGCAGAAGACAAGATGTTTAGATTCTTGCAGACAGGACTAAAGTCTCAGTCACACAGAACCCTATACATCCCACTTCCTGGCGATACTGATAATAATAAAGTTGAGTTTAAGATGGAGCCAATTGAAAACGGTATTCAGGATGGCTCATTTAAAGAGTATCGTAAGCAAAACCGTGATGATATTTTAATTGCTCATCAGGTTCCAATTTCTAAGTTAGGTGGAGCAGACTCTGCTGCCATTGCTGCTGCGCTAGCACAAGATCGTACATTTAAAGAGCAGGTATCTCGCCCAGCACAAAAATACTTAGAGAAGATTGTAAACAAGATTATTAAAGAAAAGACTGATATTTTAGAGCTTAAGTTTAATGAGCTTACTCTCACAGATGAAATTGCTCAGTCTCAGATTATTGAAAGATATGTTAAGACTCAGGTAATTACTCCTAATGAGGCCCGTGAAATGCTAGATATGCCACAAAGATCAGACGGAGATGAGCCATTTATAATGTCTCCAAGACAGGCAACTGATGCTAGGGCAAACTTGGCGGGTAACCGTGAAAGAGATGCTCAGAGAACAAATAACAACTCAGATTCTTCATCCACAGTTTCTGGCCGTAATCCACAGGGAGAGGGCCGTTCATCCACATAATATCCACAAGTATTATAAAGGAATGATATAATTAATCTGCCATGATTATAAATAAAGCACATTGGACTACAGATGGTGACAACCTTCGCTTCTCTATGCCTATTGGAAAGGTTGATCAGGAGCGCAGAATCGTTTCTGGTTTTGCTACCCTAGACAACGTTGATAAGCAAAATGATATTGTTACAACAGAAGCAAGCATAGAAGCCTTCAAAAAGTTCCGTGGTAATTTAAGAGAAATGCATCAACCAACAGCAGTTGGCAAAGTAGTTTCATTTAAAGAAGATAGATACTTCGATCCAAACACAAAGAAATTTTATTCTGGAGTATATGTATCTGCATATATCTCAAAGGGTGCACAAGACACTTGGGAAAAGGTTTTGGACGGAACGCTAACAGGTTTTTCTATTGGCGGTAACGTAAAGAAGTTTGATGATGAATATGATGAATCACTTGATAAAGCAATTCGTGTAATTAAAGAATATGATCTATTTGAGTTATCCCTAGTAGATAATCCTGCAAATCAATTTGCAAATGTTATCTCAATTGAAAAGGGAGAGCTTGGTGGATTGCTTGCAAAAGCAGTAGTAGATAATGTTTATTGGTGCAACACAGATGATATCGTAAGACTTTCAAAAGATTCTGATGAAAGCTGTCCATCATGTAGTTCCCAAATGAAGAATATTGGATTTGTTGAAGAAGGCGATGACAATATTGAAACAGTTAAGTTCTTAGTTGATAGTGCAAAAGGCATTAGGACAATTAAGATTACAAAGGAGGAAAATCCTATGACAGAAGAAACAACAGTTGTTGTTGATGCACCAGTTGCAGATGCAGCAGAAGTAGTTGAAAATGTTGAGGTTGCTCCAGAGGCTCCAGCAGAAGCTGCGGTAGATGCTCCAGCAGAGGAAGCAACTGCAGAAGAGCCAGCAGCGGAAGTAGCTCCAGAAGCTACTGAAGATGTTGCAGAAAAGTCAGTAGATGCAGCAGTTGATGCAACAGAAGGAATTGCAAAAGCAGTTTCAGATATCAACGATGCAGTTACTAATGCCTTGAGCAATCTAGCAGAAACAGTTAAGTCACTTCAGGCTAACGTTGATGCAATCACAAAGTCCCTTGAAACAGTTACAGGTGAAGTAAAGTCTGTAGCAAATGAGGTAAGCCAAGTAAAGGGTTCTTTTAATGAGTTTGGAAAGAGAGTGGATGCAGTAGAGCAAGACACAGCTTTCCGCAAGTCTGGCGATCTAGGCGAGATCGTGCAGGAGCCTGTTCAGCAGGTTCAAAAATCCCTATGGGGCGGACGTTTCCTCAAAACAGCCGACCTATTCAACTAACATAAAATCACTAGGAGGTGAACAATATGTCGGAACAAGAAATCGTAAAGAATTACCCAGGAACTTCTGAGGCTCACAATCATGACGGACAAGGTGCACTAGCATCTGGCGGAATTGGTGGAGCTACAGCAACAGGTCCTTCAGGTAACCTTTCACCAGCAGATTCACTTGGAAACATTGCTACAGCAAACTTTGGTGTAACAACTGGTGCCAATGCAGTGAATCCTACTGGTACACCTGGTGGAATTCTAGCACCAGAGCAAGCTCGCCGCTTCATCGACTACGTGTGGGATGCAACAGTTCTCGCCAAAGATGGTCGTAGAGTTACAATGCGAGCAAACACCATGGAAATCGAAAAGGTTAACGTTGGTGAGCGTGTAATCCGTGCAGCAGCACAAGCTGATGCAACTTACACAAATGCAGGCGCAACATTTACAAAGGTAGAACTTACAACCAAGAAGATTCGTCTTGACTGGGAAGTTTCAACTGAGTCTCTAGAAGACAATATTGAAGGAGGTGCTCTTGAGGACCATCTAGTTCGTTTGATGACAAATGCATTCGCAAATGACATTGAAGATCTAGCTATTAATGGAGATGGTTCAACAGGTAGCTTCCTTTCAATCATGGAAGGTTTCGTACACAAGGTCACAGATGGTTCAGATGCTCACGAAGCAATCGTAACCGTAGCTGATGATGCGTGGACACCAGCCGTAATGCAGGATATCATCCTTGCAATGCCACGTAAGTACCGTGCAATTAAGAGCAATCTTAAGTTCTACGCAGGTACAGACGCATTCCAGGGTATCGTTACAAACAACGGTACACTTGCTGACGCAGTAGCAGAAGCAATTGCTGGAATGACTCCTGGCAGCACACAGGCTAACCGTCAGAACTATCTAGACGGTGTTGGTCAGACACTTGGTGGAGCACGTACAACACGTGTTCTCGGTGTCGATGTTATGGAAGTACCTTACTACCCAGCAGATTATGTCGACTTGACATTCCCTGCAAACCGTGTATGGGGCTTCCAGCGTGATATCACAGTAAATCGTGAATACAAGCCAAAGAAGGATACAATTGAGTACACAGTATTCGTCCGCTTTGGTCTACAATGGGAAGAGCTTGATGCAGTTGCTTACGCAGATGCAGCAGCAGAGTCCTAAAAATTAAATAAGCAGGACCGAAAAGGAGGGTAGCGTAAAAACTACCCTCCTTATTCACATTCTGATATAATAGCAGTGGAGGAAACAATGTCAGTAGAATTAGTAGAAGATTTAAAAAAGAAGACAGTGCCACAATTAAAGGCATACGCAAAGAAAAATAATATAGATTTATTTGGAGTAAATACAAAAGTAGAAATATTAGAAGTAATATTTTCATTTATTCCAAGACCAGAACAGATTGAAGCAATGAAGAAAAAGGATCAGCCAGTAGAGAAGGTTGCTCTTTATTCAGCAAAAAATCTTCATTGGAATGGTGTGGGGGATCTCGAAAGAGGCTATAACATAGTGTCTAAGGAGGATTCCGAAAAATGGTTAGTTCGTCAAGATGTTAGAATAGCATCTCCTGACGAAGTATCAAAATTTTACGGTAAAAAGAAGAAATGAACATACTAAGACTTCCACCCTATCCGTTATCAGTAACATACTCTGTGCCAGCAGCGTCTACAGACTATGTTATTCTTATTAAAGACTCAGATAGAGATATTACTCGTGTTGAAGAAGTAGTTGAATCTTCAAACGCTTCTAAGGTAGTTTTTGAGCTACCTGCGTATTTTTCCAAGTATGATGAGTCATACCAGATAGAAATTTATGAAGCAGTCTACACTTCTGGAGTAACAGATCCAGAGTTAGGCGATATTGTTGTTGAAGATAATCTTAATATTGAACGACCATATGTTGATCCAAAAACGCTTGGAACAACTGCAACAGAAATAGCAGAATATGAAGGCTATGAGTCTCTTGCACGAGCAATAATTGATTCTGTGGTCGGTGGATTTTATTATGAAACATCATACATTGAAACTGTTGGACAAGGAACAGACTACATTCCTTTATGGGAAAAGCCATACAAGATTTTAAAGGCATACGAAAATGCAGAGCTTGTATACGATGTAGACAATGCAGATGGTCCAGCTCTAGGTGACTGGAATTATATTATTACAAAAGATAAAACTGCAATAACAAAAGATCCTGTTGCAGCAGTAGATGCAATGAATAGGTCAGAGAGAAAGCCAGCACAAATGTCTTTGGCTGCCTCAGATTCTGTTTTTATGTTTGACACTGAAGACAGTGGAAATACGCTTACTGTTCAGCCAGGGGTAGTCTTTCCTCAAGGTGTAGATTATATTTTCTTGCTAGAAACAGGGTACAAAGTAGTTCCAATTGATATTCAAGATGCAACCATGATGCTAATTAATGACATTAAGTGTGGAAAGCTTGACTATTACAAGAGATATGTAACAAGTTATTCAACAGACCAATATCGTATTCAGTTTGAAAAGGGTATGTTTGAAGGAACTGGAAATCTTTTAGTAGATAAGATTCTAGATAGGTATACAACAAATATTGGTAAGCCAGGAGTTCTATAATGGAACTCGGCTGCTCAACTACAGATTTTTTATATCCTTTAAAAGCGGATGTTTACTATCCAATTGTTGAGCAGGGCGCATATGGAAATCTTTCAAAGAAGTGGGTTCTTGATAGAACTATAGAGTGTAGCTTCGCACCCGCTGGCTCGGCATCTGCTGAAGAAGTAAAGCCAAATGCAAAAATTAATATTGATGTAAGCCTTCTCGGCAGAACACGAAATGACCTTAGAGTTACATCTAGGGAATCAAGAGAGTCTATTACTAATGTTGTTATAACTAATATAAGAACTCACGGAGAAGTTCCAGTGTATCTAGAGACTGCTGGCCCAAGATCTGGAAGATCTACAATTTTTGAAATAGCATCAAATGAGCCAATAGTTGGTCCGTTTGGCGATATTGAATTTTATAAGCTAGTGGTCCGTAGATCAGAAAATCAGGCATCAGACCTATGATAACAGTTAGAATGAATCAAACAAGCCTGATAAAAGATTTAAACAATATTGTTGAATATTCAATGGGCTTTTTGGATGGAGTTCAAAAAGGTAAAAGACTTTTTTTAAATGCTCTTGGTTCTAGTGTAAGAGAAATGCTTGAGATTTTTATTGATTCAAACGCTAGGTCAAATCCACAAGCTTTGCACCACGTATATGAGTGGTACAAGGTTGGTAGCCCAGATGCAAGATTGTTTGATATTAAATACACAGTAAGCAATGTTGGACTATCTTTTTATTCATCTTTTAGACAATCAAACACAATCAAAGATGGATCTTCTTCACCATTTTACAATAAAGCCAAAATAATGGAAGATGGAGTGCCAGTCGTAATACGACCAAAAATTGCTAACGTTCTTGTTTTTGAAGATGATGGAGAAACTGTTTTTACCAAAGGTCCTGTGGAAGTATTAAACCCAGGAGGAGCTCAAGTACAAGGGTCATTTGAAAATATTGTTAATACATTTTTTACTAGATATTTTACACAAGCATTTTTAAAATCAAGCGGTGTAGATAGATATCTTAGTAACCCAGAAGTATATAAAAAGAATCTGTCAAAGGGAAAGTACGCTGGCAGATCCGTAGGGGTATCAACAGGATACTCATGGATAGCAAATGCAGGAGTAAAAATAAATGGCTAACGACACAGCATTAAACACACCAGTACTATGGATTAATAAATATTTGCAGGCTAAATTGTCAGATCTTGGATTTAGCAGTGTGCCATTTTTTCCAACATCACCATCAACAATTGACTCCCTTACACAGTCATTTACTGAAACTAACGGGGTAATGGCAACATATGACAGAATGTTCAAGATGAACAGAAAAAACTTCCCACACATAAAGTGTGAGCAGCTATTGTATTATTTTTATGCAACACAAGAAAACTCAATAACAAATATGGTACAGGTTACAGAAATCATATATAGACTATTAGACCGCTTTGATGAGTCAGCAGAAGAGGTAAACGACTGGTGCTCAAATCGACGAATTGACGTT